GGGGGGGAGGGGGGTCGATTCCCAGCCCCACGATTTTCACCCCCACTCGTCCAGCCCCCGAAAAATTTTATGAAAAACACGAACCAAAAGCAAGAGAGTAAACCCGAAACGAAACAGATGGAGTGGCCTAAGAGGGGAAAGACGGCGCCTGGGAGACAGCCCCAGAATCCGAGGATATTGAGGGTGGATATCGAGGGGGTGGTGGTGAATGTGTCGGTGAGGAACAATTCGTTTTATAGGGCGAACGAGCCGGTGGTGGTGGGCAAGGACCCTGCTGGGGCGTTGGTCGATGTGAAGCCGAAGACGAGTGTGCTGTTGCACGGGGGGTATGAGGGATGAGTACACCAGAGACTGATGAGGCGCAGCATGAGGGACTTATTAGAACAAACCCGATTCCAATGCAGGTCGTTACATCCAACTTTGCGCGCAAACTGGAACGCGAGCGCGACGAAGCGAGGGAGGAGGTGAGGTTGCTCAAGGGCATCCTCGATGTGCTGAAAAAGGAGGCTCAGTGAACTGGACCCATGATCAACTCGAAAAGCTCGGCTACAAAAAAATGAGTAAGTATAGCGATCAATTAAGAAATCCAAGGTGGCAACGCAAGCGTCTTCAAATTTTTGAGCGTGACGGATGGAAGTGTTGCTTATGTGGCGACGAAAATTCAGAGCTGCACGTTCACCACACATACTACGCAAAAGGAAAAAGGCCGTGGGAATATCCGAACGAGGATTTGGTAACATATTGCAATCACTGCCACACAAAAAGGCATTTTTGGGAGGATTCTATTGGGATTGTGGTCCCTTGGGTAGTTTATCAAGAAGAATACCAGAGTTTGGACTATCCGTTGCTGCTTCTTGAAAGAATTGAGAAAAGCTCCAGTGATGATTATCCAGATATTTATTACTGCAAAACACTTTATGGCGGTCCTGTTGTGTGCGATGCATCGGGCGCTGCATTTAAACTCTCTGAAGGAAAAAAAGGAAAGGCATGGGATCAGTGGGCTAACGATTTTAGAGAACTAATAAAGGAGGCGCAGTGACCTTTACGCAATCACCCCACCCGCTTTTGCCGTTTATCCCGCCGGAGCATTTTTTGGCTGACCCCGAGGGGGCTAAGAGGTTGTTGGTGGAGCGGGAGAAGAGGATTTCTAGCGAGAAGGAGGATCCGGTGCGGTACGGGTACGAGCCGGAGCACTGGACGAAGGCGGAGAAGATCGCCAAGCGCTACCGCGACCTCTTGGTGTTGGGCGGGAATCGCTCGGGGAAGAGCACTTGGGCGGGAAAGATGGTCGTCCGCACGTTGTTGGAGAAGCCGGCGAGCAGGGTTTGGTGCTTTCAGACCACGAATGACAACAGCATCAGCATGCAGCAGCCGATTGTGTGGAATTTCATGCCTCGGGAGCTGCGGGTGGCGAAGCGGAACAAGGTCACGAACATTTCGTACACGCAAAAGAACGGATTTTCTGAGAATACGGCGGTGCTTCCGAATAAGTCGCAGGTGTGGTTCCGAAATTACGCGCAGGACATCACCACCATCGAGGGAGGCGAGATCGATTTAGCCTGGTGCGACGAGTTGGTGCCGTTGGACTGGCTCGAGACAATCCGATTCCGTCTTCTCGACCGAAATGGCATCCTTCTCGTCACCTTTACGCCCATCGAAGGCTACAGCCCCACGGTAAAAAACTACCTGCAAGGCGCCAAGACCCTCGAGGAGTGCGATGCCGAGCTTTTGCCGAAGAAAAACGGGAAGGGCTTTGAGATGGTGCCGGTGGTGCAGGAGTGTACGACGCGGAATGCGGGGGTCATCTATTTTCAGACAAAAAACAACCCTTGGGCTGGGTACGGCCGGATGAAGACCGAGCTCGCCAAGCAACCGCGGGAAAAAATCCTTTGCCGAGCTTACGGCGTGCCGATCAAGGCGACCGCGACGCGTTTTCCGCGCTTCCGTGAGGCGGTGCATGTCGTCAAGGCCGACCAAGTGCCGAAGGACGGGACGAACTACCTTTTCTGCGATCCGGCGGGCGGGAAAAACTGGTTCATGTTGTGGATCCGCATCGATGCCGGCGAGCGGGCGTGGGTCTACCGCGAGTGGCCGCAGACCGACACCTACATCGAGGGCGTCGGGCACGCTGGGCCGTGGGCGGTGTCGAGCGGGAAGAAAGCCGACGGCGAGGCCGGAGACGGGCAGAAGAGTTTCGGCTTCGGGTTGCTCGCGTACAAGAGCGAGATCGAGCGGGTCGAGAAGCTTGACGGGGTCGAGGTCTTTGAGCGGTGGATAGACTCGAGATATGCGAATACGACCGTAGCCGGAACCCGCGAGCAAAGCACCACCCTCTTGGAGGAGTTGGAGGACGCCGGCATGAGTTTCCGAGCTTGTCCTGGCGAGAACATCGAAGAGGGAGTCGGCCTCATTAACGACGCAATCTATTACAATGAAGAAACAAAAATCGACCACACCAACGCACCGAAGCTGTACATCAGCGAGTGCTGTACCAACACGATCTGGGCCCTCAAGGAGTGGACCGGAAGCGACGGCCAGAAAGGTGCCAGCAAGGACCCCATCGACTGCCTCCGATACCTCCTTACCTCTGGGGTCGGCAACGTGGAAGGAGGGCGTCTCCATGTTACTGGCGGCGGGACTTACTAGCGCACGCACGCTGCGGAAGCGGGACGTGATGGAGTTGCTGGAGATCAGCGACGCCACATACAAGACCTACGTCTCGGTCGGTCTCCTGCGGCCCATTGCAGCGCCAGCAGGCACACGGCACACGTTCAGCCTCCCCGCCATCATCAAAAAATTCCAACTCGCTTGATTGCATCAGATGAACAACCTCTTTGGTGGATTACAAAAGACGGAGACGATGTTTGCCGAAAACTTTTTGACCGACATTATAGCCGTCAATTTTACAAAGACGGTAGAAAACCAAAATTGTTCTGCGGACCAGGTCAAAAAATCGTCCTGCGAACATGGAATGGAGACGCATTGTTCGTCTGGAAAAAATTTATCGATTTATCCGGTCAGCAAGGAATCAACTGCTCCGTTTTTAGAAACGAGTCGGAACATAAATCCAGCCTCCTTCTCGGACAGGCTGACGCCATTGCTGATTTCTGCTGGCCTGGTGAACGGCACTATACCTATGTCGATGCGCGACGCATCCGGTCAAGCAACCCTGGATGCTGTTTTAAAATCGCAGGCTGGCGTTTATGCGGGACCACAAAAGGTCGTCTTTTAATTTTTGAAAAAAAATCAAACACCAAATCCATAACCCTATGTTCAACCTAAAAAAACAAACCACCCGATACATGACTCCCGACCGCCTCGATGACGACGACATGGTGACCGCGCTGTGCATGCCAGGCACCAAGCCGCTTGTCGTGCAAGCCGTCTTGCAGGTCGTGCGCGATCACATCGACGACGCTGTGGAGCTTGTCGGCAGCATCAAAACAGCGACCGAGCACGGGCAGCTCGCCCACTGCGCTGGGGCCCTAGACGCCCTGCGGGCGCTGGAGAGCGACCTGATGATTCGCATCGACGAGGCGAGCAGGAAAGTGTGAATCCGCTAATTTCACCACCACCTACTGATTGCGGGGTGTAAAAATGATTGTGATGCCGTCCAATAACTCTGGAATCCAGATAGGATACCTTGCCGGTAGGTTTCAAAACCGAATCGGCTGGCTGCTATCTCCAGATGGTTGGCGGCAACCTCCATCTTGGATGCCATACGCTCTAGACAATGGGGCATATGGGGCATGGGCAAATGATCGGAAGTGGGATGCTGATGCTTTTCTCAATTTGATTGAGAAATCAAAAAATGCACACAAGCCGCGCTGGGTGGTAGTTCCAGATGTAGTAGCAGACAGAGAGTCAACGATCATCCGCTGGCATGAATGGATGCCGCAACTACGAGATCGCCTGCGCGGGGTATGCTTTGCGTTTGCCGTGCAGGATGGAATGAACCCAAACGATGTGCCGGACGAAGCCGAAGTAATTTTTGTAGGAGGCACAACCGAGTGGAAGTGGAAGCACCTACACACTTGGGCAAACAACTTTCCTCGAGTCCATGTGGGGCGTGTTAATTCCGAGCGACTCCTTTGGATGTGCCATGAAGCGGGAGTCGAATCCTGCGATGGCACAGGTTGGACGCGAGGAGGAGAGGAGCGATTGGAAGAACTTCACCGATATTTAGAGCAATCAACCGGCGGAGACATGCGTCCTCAACTTCAATTTTCAATATAACTTTCCGGCGGTCATTGAGGACGCCCCTGTTTTTTTAGGTCGTTATAGGTCGATAAAGGTGGATTTGTGTCGGTGTGGGTTTCGGCGTGTTGCCAGTGCGAGATTTGATCGCAAGGTCACGCATTAACGAGACCCCTGTGCCACTCGCAAAAAGGCGCTGACCCACTTGGTTGGAATGCCATGATGACAGACACAAACGACACCCCAATGCAGCTCTCTGATATCGCAGCCGAAATCGGCTTCGCTCTCGAAGAGATAACCCCGCAGGAACAACCCGCCGCCGAGGAGACCGAGGACGCGCCAGAAGCGCAGCCAGAGGCCACCGACACGGAGGATGCCTCAGCGGAATCTGATCTTTCACAAGAAGACGACAACGACAAGCCCGACGACGCCGAACCCGACGACGCCGAGCCAGAAGAAGAGAAGACCCCTACTTCCGACAAGCTGCTCAAGCGGATCGATAAGATCACGTCCAAGCGGCGCGAGGCAGAAGAACGTGCCGACACTTTAGAGACCGAGGTCAGTGAGCTCCGAGCCAAGCTCGAAGCCTCCACGCCGGTCCAGATCACTCCCTCCCCGAGCAATCCGCTCGCCGACGTGGAGACTTCGGACCAACTCGAAGACAGGATCTCCACCGCGAAAAAAATCCGCGCCTGGGCGATCAAGAATCTCGAGGGCGGCACGGTCCAGAATGCCAGCGGCGAAGAGGTCTACTACGAGCCATCTCAGGTGCGCGAGTACCTAGCCACCGCCGACGAGCTCCTCACCGAGCACGCGCCGAAGCGCAAGGAATGGATCGCGCAGCGCGACATGGTCATGCCGGAGACGAAGCAATTCTATCCCGCACTCTTCAAGGTAGGCACGCAGGAGCACAGCATGCTCACGGCCACGCTCAAGGAGCATCCCTATTTGCGGAATCTTCCGCACCTCGAGATGATCATCGGCGACGCCATGGAGGGCATGAAGATGCGCTTCGCCCGTGCCGGCCAAGCAACAAAGAAGGCCACGGCCAAGGTCGAGTCGAATTCCCATGTGAGAGCCAGTTCCCCTCCTAGTCCTGCAAAAGGTGCCCGAGTGCCCGCCCAAGACATTGCGAACCGCGACGGAGCGCAAGCGCTTTTCAAGCGTGGATCCTCGCTCAAGACCGACGACATCGCCGCCTATCTCGAAGGCGCACTCTAACCAAAAAAACTAAAAATTCAGATACCCCCCCCTTAACATTATGGCAGCTACACTTATTACCTCCCAGACTGGCATCCGCCAGGATCTCAGCGATCTCATCGCTGTGGTTGACGCAAAAACTTGCCCCGTCGTTTCGATGGCCAAGAAAGGCTCCGACCCCATCAATCCCCTTACTCAATGGCAAGCCGACGGCTTCAACGCCGTGACCGTTCCTGCCGGCGTCCTATCGAATACGGATGTTTCCTCATCCGACTTCATCGACAACGCAGCCAACCGCGTTCTGCTTTCAGCCCGCATCCAGAAGTTCCGCGAAGTCCCATCCGTGGACGATCTCGCTCAGAACGTCTCTGAGGTCGCCGGCATCGGCAAGAAAAAGGAAATGGCACGCGCCGTATCCAAGAGCCTCGAGCAACTCAAGCGCTCCATGGAAGCCGCATTCTGCTCCGACCAAGAAGGCGTCGAGCAGTCCGGTGCGACTCCCTACAAGACCCGTGGTCTTGGCAAGTGGATCCAGAACGGCGCTCAGTCCGACCTCCCTGTCAACGCGGCGTACCGCACCCCAGTCGGCGCGATCAACACGACAGCTACAGCTTCGCTCACCGAGAACAACATCCAGGACATGTTGCAGTCCCTCTACGAGCAGACCGGCAAATCGAACACATACAGCCTCATTTGCGGCCCTGTGCTCAAGCGCCAGTTCACCGCATTCACCCGCACCCAATTCGCATCAACGAATGTCGCCAGCGCCATCCGCGTGCTGAACCAAAAAGACGAGAATAAAATCGTCTCCACGGTCGACATCTTCGAGGGCGACTTCGGCACACTCGAGCTCATCCCATCGTTGTTCCTCGCTCAGGACGCTACCGGCGCCTCTGCCTCTGCCGTGAAAAACGGACGCGGCTATGTGCTCGACATGGACATGGTCGAGCTGCGCTACAACCGCAAGCCCCGCTACCAAGAGCTAGAAGACCGTGGCGGTGGATCACGCGGCATCGTGGACGCCATCTGCGCCCTCTGCGTGAAGAGCCCACTCGCACTCGGTAAGTTCGCTCCGACTGCTTAAATAAAAACCTCCCCGCATAGGTGGTGGGGCGCTCTCTCCCCCTAGACATACGAGCGCCCCACCAAATTGCGGCCAATTTTTTTAAATGTCCGATCTCGCTGTAGAACTCGAATCTGATCTGGGAGACCTTGCCCCATTGATTACGGAAGAACTCCGCACCGGTTGGCACGCCAGCATGGTCACCGCCGAGATGCGCCAACAGCGGATCAAGGCCGCCAGCGACAGGCTCGAGGCGGCGAGAGGCACCGTGGATGGCATCGGCCAGCACACGATGTCGATTGATTTCGATTCGTACATTTATTGGAACAACCTTCTCCCTGGTTGCTGGAAGGACAAAGGATTCCGCGAGGAATTCAAAAAGAGCAACCCACACACCGTCGTCACCACCACCGCCAAGCCGACCATCGTCGTACAATGAAATCCTCCGCCATTTCAGAACTCATCGGCCTCGTCGAGCAAGCGGAGACAGACGCAGCCTCCTACTGGACGCGCAAGAATCTCAACTACAACCAGAGGTTCTGCCTCTGGGCGGGGCAAGACGAGACCGGCCGAAAGTACTCGGCAAATCTCGGCAAGCAAGCATTCCCGTGGGACGGCGCCTCCGACGCCAAGATCCGCTTGAGCGACATGATCGTCAACGAGCGTGTCCGCCTAATGAAAAACTCCTTCGGCCGCGCCCGTCTCGCCGTCATGCCGACCGAGACTACTGACATCATGGCCGGCCGCAAGGTCGAGACCGTCATCCAGTGGATATTGAATTCTCACTGCGCCGCCATGACCAAGCGCGAGATCGAGCTCGCCGCGAATATCCGCGAGACCTACGGCCTCGCCGTCATGGGCGTCTTCTGGCGCCGTAGCACACGCAACGAGAAGATCACTTTCACCCTCGAGTCCCTCCAGATGCAGTACATGGAGACCGGCGACCCACAGCTCGCCCTCATCATCGAAGCCATCTTGGATCCAACGCAGGAAGAGGCCGTCGCCCGCGAGATGGATGCCTTGCTGCCAGGGCAGGGGACTACTTCCAATGTCCGCAAGCTCCGCGAGACCGGAGCCTTTGAATACGACTCGCCCTACATTTTCGAGAACCTCCCCGACTGGCAAGCCTACGAGCCCTGGGAGGACATCATTTTTCCACCATCCACCTACGACCTCCAGCGGGCGCCATTCATCGCCTGCCGCGAGTTGCTCCGCGAGGACGAGCTCCGCGAACGCGAGATCACCGAAGACTACGACCCACGCTGGATCGAGGAGGCCGTCAAGCACACCGGCGTCAACCGACGCAACGCTCGGAACATGTACCGCGTCACCGACTCCCTCCTGCTCTCCGACGAGCGGGATATGATCGAGGTCTGGCGCGTTTACCAGAAGAAATGGAACGAGCAGATCGGCGCTATGGAGGTCTGGTGCACCCACATCCAGCCGAGCGTCGTGGACCGTGTCGCCAAATCAGAGGCGATGGGCTACGAGCACGGCCACTACCCCTTTGTTGAGTTGCCGCTCGAGCGCACCTCTCGCCCTCTCATCGAGTCCCGAGGCGTGCCAGAGCTCGTCGCCACTCAGCAGAGCGAGATCAAGGTCCAGCGCGATTACCGCAGCGACCGCGCCTCACTCACTATTCTGCCCCCGCTCAAAGTCCCCGCCAATCGCGGGAAGATGGACATCGTCCTCGGGCCGGCAAAACAACTCCCCGAGCGCCGACCAGGCGAATTCCAATGGATGGCTCCACCTGTAAATGACATGGGCACGATTGAGATCGAGGCGGCGACTCGGCGAGACGTTGACGAGTACTTCGGCATCCCCCGTGGCGACATGGCACCGCAGCGAGCGCTCCTCGCCCAGCAGGATCTCGTTGATACTTGGCTCGCCGACATGGCACTCATCCTCGGCCAGACCTTCCAGCTCTGTCAGCAGTACCTCGACGACATCCAGTTCGTCCGCGTCGCCGGCGGCCTGCCCACCCCTTTCCGCGCCAGCCGCCAGGATATCCAGGGTAAGTACGATTTGCGCCTCGACTTCGACGCCCGCACCCTCGACTCCGAGGCCCTTAAAATCAAAATGCAAGGGCTCACCCAGCTCATCCCTCTTGATACAGAGGGCGTCATCGACCGCGCCGGTCTTGTCAAATTCCTCTTCGGATCCATCGATCCGAATCTCGCCGGCCTGCTTGTCCGCGATGCGGATGCCGCCAGCCAGCAGGAGATGGACGACGAGCAGGTGCAGTTTACGAAGATTGCCGCCGGCGCCGAGCCACCGCTCAAGAGCGAGGGCCAAAACTTCCAACTCCGTTTGCAGACCCTGCAAAACATCATCCAGAGCAATCCGGCGATCCAGCAGCGCCTCCAGCAGGATCAAATCTTCGCCGCCATGCTCACCGCCCGCATGGAGTCTTTCTCTTTCCAGTTACAGCAACAACAGAACGCCCAGATCGGCCGAGTCGGCGCCCAGCCTGGACTCCAAAAGGTCGCCGAGCAAATGCAGCAACAATCCCCCCAACAACAACCCACCCCCCAATAAAAAATCATGAGATCAGTCACATTCCAATCCGTCCTCGACGGCGCAGCGGCCCGCATCGGGCTTGATCCGACACAGACCATCCAGCCGTCCACCGCTTCGGCGCTGACGGAGTATATAAATACTCGCACCCGTTTTGCGTGGGAGGCCTACAAGTGGCCGGAGCTTTCGGCTATCGAGAAGCGCCAGTTCCGCAAGACTTACGATGCCGCTGCGACTTACATCGCCGGTGACGAGGTATTTTACCTCAACCAATACTACCGCAAGACAGGCAGTGGTGCTGCGGGCGTGCTGCCGACCGTCACGGCGACATGGACTTCGGCCGCGACTCTTACCGACTTCGTGCGCTCGATTGATTTCGATCAGGCTTTCACGGCGGCCTCTGGCACGACGGCGGCAACTCCTGTCGGTGAGGTCATGCACGTTTACCGGCAGGATCCTCGCGTGGTTCGCTATGCGGAGCGCGTGAATTTCTGGGTCACGGACGGCGGCGCTATCGTCGGCCCAACACAATTCACGAATGCCTCGCCTAACGAGGTCTATGTTGAGTTCACGATTCGCCCGACGATGTTCAACACGTCGTCAAATTCGGCGGACTTCCCTCGCGTGCTTTCGGAGTATGTGAAATTTGCGACTGCGGCAGACGCTCTTCGCGAAGACGGGCAGTTCGATAAGGCTCAATATATGGACGGCCTCGCCAGCGATGCTCTCCAGAAAGAAATCGACATCATTGAATTGAAGCAGGGCCAGACTCGATTGCAGGGTACTCGCCGCGACTTGTTCCCATCCACGGCAATGCAACGCGCAGCGGCAAGCCCGATTGCGTCGGTCTTGGATCGCTCGCACAAAGCAGCCCTCGGTCGCTAAAATAAAAGATGAAAACGGTCCGTCTCCAACAACTCATTGATAGCATCAACGCCCGCTCGGGTCTCAACCCCGAGCTGCCGGAGAATGCCCATCGTGGGGCGTTGGTGATGGACTACGTTTCGGAGGCGGTGAACTACGCTTGGACGTTTTTCGATTGGCCTGAGATCAACCACACGGAGGAACGCATCGTGCTCGGTGCGGGCTTCGCGGAGGGCGGATACACCTACGAGAGCGACTACGCAGGCACGATCTCCTACATTGGCCGTGCGCTTGAGGGCAGTACGTTTGAGCAGGCTGTGTGGCGCATCAAGCGGGTCACGACGAATGCGGCGGGCGCTGCGCTGAATATCGACACGGCGCTCAATGTGGCTTGGAACAACCGACTCACGGCAACCTATGTCGAGGACTCACAGAACTCGCCATCAAGCGAGATCCCGTATGTGCCTCTCTTTGCTGATGGCAAGACGCCTATCGGCGATGTGGTGGCGGTGTATGCCTCGAATCCCGACACGTCGATCCCGTATGAGTTGAAGCACTCTGTCTCGGCCGACCGCATACTCATCACCGACACGGCCTACCAAGGCGGCACGGTGCATGTGAAATTCTGCGAGCCTGTGCCGGAGCTGACGATTGCGACCTACGATGCCTCGGCAAGCTATGTCTTTGCCGACCTCGTTTACCATCCCCCGACCGGCGACTGCTACCGCGCTATTGCCGCAACGAAAGGCAATGCGCCGACAAATACGCTTTACTGGCATAAGCAGTCGATCCCGTTCTTCCTCGGCGACTACATCAAGACCTCTGGCCTTGCATCCGTGCTGCTCGAAGAGGTAGGCCAAGAAAATAAGGCGACCTATATGACGGCACGCGCCGAGGGCTTTTTGCTCAAGGCGATGGACGACGCCTGGCTGCGCAAGGGCGAGGTACGCACTTGGACTGCTCGCTTCAACTAACCCCCCACTTGACACCCTCCCGCATAATAAAAATAACGATATGAGCAATCCCACAATCCAGATCGCCGCCCGCTCTTCCGCTGGCATAGTGCAACCCGTGCAAGCCACACCAGATGGGGCTCTGCGAGTCACCACAGGCTTTGCGCTACCTCTCTACGACAAATTCCAAATCTATAAAGTCGGAGCTACGAACAACACCGACTACACGGAATACAGCTTTAGCGGAACCGCCGTCGCCCGCATTCGGATGACGTATTTCGGTGGCGTCCCCGCGACCGACAACGCGCAGCTACAAACCTCATTCATCCAGTATCCTCCTTTCTAATGTCGCAAATCTCCTTTGACCCCCTCACAGGAAACATGGTCAGCACGACCGCCCAGGTCGCGCAGCTCGACTCGTCGGGACAAATCTCCGGCGCGATGATCCCCGACGACTTCGACGACGTGCAGAGATTTTCGACGCTCGCTGACTTCCCGATAGTGGGCGTCGTGGCCCGCATCTATTTTCCCGCCGATACCAACCTCCCGCACCGTTGGGATCCGACAACACTTTCCTACACACCCATCGTCTCCGATTCGGACGGCGGTGAGTTTTAGGACTAACCCCGCAGACAACAACCCCCCTAAATAATATATGGCAAATCTAAGAATCAAACGGCGCTTGACCGGCGCAGCCGGAGCCCCCTCCAGCTTGCTTTCGGGCGAGCCAGCATACAACAAAATCGACGGCATCCTCTATATTGGCGACGGCTCTGCCGTAGTGCCAATCGGTGGCGCCCATTACGCGACCGCAGCAGCACTCGCCAGCGAGAGCAGCTCACGCACATCGGCAGTCTCAGCAGAGGCTTCCCGTGCGACAGCAGCGGAAGGTGCTCTTGGCATTCGCATCGACAATGTCCTGACAAATGTGGACGCGACGGCGCTCAATTCGTTGAGCGAAATCGTCACTGCCTTCCAAGGTGCGGACAGCACTTTGAATGGTGCCATCACCTCCCTCGCCACCAGCGCCTCCAGCGCATTGACCACAGAGGTCAATCGGGCGACTGCCGCTGAAGGTGTCATCGCCGCGAACCTTGCAAGCGAGATCACAAACCGTGCCGCAGCCGACACGACCCTCCAAGGTAATGTCAACACCGTTGCATCGAATCTCGCCAGCGAGACTTCCGCCCGCACCAGTGCTGACAGCACATTGACATCGAACCTCTCAAGCGAAATCTCGCGTGCGACCGCCGCTGAAGGCGTTGTAGCCGCGAATTTGGCGACAGAGATCACGGATCGTGCCTCAGCAGTGACCGGAGTGACCAGCTCGCTCAACAGCGAAATCTCCCGCGCCACAGCAGCCGAAAATTCTCTCGACGGTCGTCTCGACGCCATCGAAGCAGAAATCGACGGCGGCTCGTTCTAAGACCCTCCCCCTCCGTGCGGTGGTGCGGCTCGTCCGCTCCACCGCTACGGAGCCCCTTTTTTTATAAATATTAAACCATGCCCACCTTACTGACCAAGCGGACATCCGTCGCAGGCCGAGTGCCGACCGCACAGCAACTCGCTGTGGGGGAGTTGGCCATTAACCTCGCCGACCGCCGTCTGTACAGCAAGGACACGGCGGGATCTGTCTTCCGCCTCGCCCGACCCCGCGACCCGAGCGACTACTTGTCTCTCAGCGCGACCGACGGCACCACCCTCTACATTGGCCGACTCGCCTGGGACGACTACCCCGCCTCCGGCCCAGCCGAAGACTCCACCGCCTGGACTATCTACCGCATCACCACCAACTCCGCCGGCAATGTCGTCTCGGAGCAATCCGCCACCGGCGCGTGGTCGAACAAACAATCCCTTTCCTACAGCTAACCTAAAAAAATCCATATGAACGCATCCACACCCACCACCATCGACGGCAAAACCTACCCGAAATTCTCGCTCAAATTGGCCATATCGGGCCGGTATCTGGGCGATGGCTCAAGTGACGCCAATGTCGCCATGCGCCTTGTCCCGACCCTCATCGAAAACGGCGAGGTCATCACCGCTGACGAGTCCGCCATCGGAATCGCTCTCGGATCACTGGCAGGAAGCGACGAGGCAACCCAGCAAGCTGTGGGAGCTATCCAAACCGCATTGCAACAATACATCGCCGCGAAAGGACTTTAAGTTATGGCCACCTACTACGCCCGCCTCGCTGGAAACATCAACGCCTCCAATGTCTGGGCAACCACGCCCAGCGGCACAGCCGCCGCCGTCACATTTGCCAGCGGCGATGTCCTCATGGCAAACTCATTCGCCATCACGGTCAATGTCAGCACCGACCTCGGAGCGACTGGGCAGGTTCGCACCGACACCACTGGTGGAGCCACGAATGGCGGCGGATTCACTCTTTCAACCGGCGTCACGCTGACGGCAAATTGTCACGCTGGCAGCACGACTTGCATCATTACGCAAGGCACTTCGTCAGCCACGATTTATGGCAATGGCTTTGGTGGGGCAAGTTATGGCTCTGCTGCATTTTTTAATAATGGCAACGGCACTCTCACGATTTACGGCGACATCACAGGCGGCGCAGGCGATACAGCAAATGGAGCAGTAAACCAACAAAATGGGGGAACTCTGACCATTTATGGCAATGTTATTCCAAGTGCCAGCGCAAGCAACGGCAGCGGAGTCTCCAATAATGGCACCGGCACCGTCAACATCACCGGCAATGTCACCGGTCGAGGATTTGGAGGTCGCGGAGCATTTAATTCAGTCGGCGGGCGAATCAACATCTACGGAAATGTCACTGGTGGTAATAACGCCACTAATTGTTTTGGAGTGCGGAACGATTCGACCGGAACCATCCACATTGAAGGGAATGTGACCGGTGGCACAAACTCCGCCGCCTTTGGAGCCTCGAATGCCTCCACAGGCAACATCACGATCATTGGTCTCTGCAATGGCAGCGGATCGGCGGTCGGCTGCCGCAATGAAGTCAATGGGACGATCACAATCACGGGGGCAGCTACTGGAGGCACGACCTCCACCGCCTACGGATTGCAAAATGCAGGCGTCGGCATCGTTACCATTAACGGCTCCGCAATCGGAGGCACTGCCGCTCATGGAGCGCGTAACGAAAGCACTGGCATCATCCGCCTCACGCGAGCGGTTGCTAATGCCTTTGGATTCGGCTCCACAGGACTCACTGCGGCAGTCGGAGTGGTAAATGTTGGGCTGGGCGAAGTCGAGTTGGAACAAATCGAATACGGCACTCGCGGCCAATCGCCTACCTCTGGAGTCATTAAATTCAAATCCATTACCACCAATGCCGCCGTGTTTAATTTTACAAACACCGGCTCTCCCAAAACTCTGGTCGATGCCACGCAGGGCGATATGCCCGCCGTGTCCAATGTGCGATCCGGCACAACCTACGCGGTGGGGACTCTCACCGGCACACTAGCAGTCCCCCCCGCCGCCGCAGTCAATCTTGGAGTCCCTGTAGACGCGACAACTGGCACGGGAACGCTCACCGCCGCCGCGATCCGCGCCGAGTTAGCCGTGGAACTGTCCCGCATTGACGCCACCATATCCAGCCGCCTCGCGCCATCCGGCACGCTGGCAACCGTGACCACCCTCACCAACGCGCCAACCGTCCCAACCGCAGCCGCCATCGCCACACAGGTGAGATCGGAACTGGCCACCGAACTCGCCCGAGTGGACGCCGCAGTGAGCACACGCCTCGCAAGCTCGGCCTACAGCGCCGCGCCGACAACAGCACAAATCGCAACTGCCGTCGAAGGTAGCCTCCTCAACGAAGCAGACGGCCAAGCCGTCCTCAACGCCATCGTCGGCGCCATCGGCAACACCAACCTCAGCGAAGTCTCCCTTGTCGCCGCAGTCCGAGCCGACCTCGAGCGCGTCGGTGGAAAAATCGACTCCATCCCTACAACCGCCGCACCGACAGCCGCCGCGAACGCGACCGCCGTGTGGAGCGCAGCCACGAAAGAAATCACCGGCGGAACGGTAACGACGCTCACTAACTCGCCATCCGTGCCGAGTGCGGCAAGCATCGCCTCGGCAACACGCACCGAGCTCGCCGTGGAGCTTGCCCGAGTGGATGTCGCCACCAGCACACGCCTCGCCACTTCCGGCTACACAGCCCCGAGCACAGCGCCAACGGCAGCGGCAAACGCCAGCGCAGTCCGCACCGAGTTGGCCGTGGAGCTGGCCCGAGTAGATCAAGCCATCAGCACGCGCCTCGCCTCCTCGGCCTATACAGCGCCTGCAAACTCAGACGTCACGGCCATCAAAGCCAAAACGGATCTACTGGAAACCACCCGCCTCGCGCAGTGCAGCACGGTTGCCACCACCGGAGCTCAACTCGCCGCCGCCCTCAGCTAATGGACACGCACCAAGCCACCGCCTCGTTCACCGGCTTGCTCGCTACAGCGGGCGGGGTCACGGTCTCGATGCTGCCGGAGATCGAGGCGTGGCTTCGCGTCTCCTCACTGGTGATCGGCTGCGCGGTGGGCATCGCCTCCTTTATCGTCATCCTGCGCAAGTGGGACGTGCCAAAGGAATGAAACTTAAAACTTAAAACTTTAACCTTAAAACTAACCTCCCCCCATGAACACACTACTCCAACGCCTCAAGGAACCGTCCACGTTTCGCGGGCTGGCGATACTCGCCGGTCTCTGCGGTTACGCCATCGACCCCGCTCAACTCCAAGCGATCTCTAGCGCCGTGGTAGCGGCTATAGGACTGATAGAGCTATTCCGCCGTGAGCCCAAAATCTAACGCTCTCCTCATTGTCTTGTCGGTCTTCGCTGGCTTCCTGACCCTGCTTCTAAGCGGGTGCGCGGGTATGCGTGCGCCGCAAGTGTGTATCCGTGGAGACTACGGAACCCTGTGCTATGAGCTACCGCTACCGACATCTTCCAAATGATTGACCACAGAGGACACAGAGGACACGGAGGCTTAATTCTTAAAACTTAAAACTTCTGATGCTCCCCCCGTCCCGCCCCCAGCAAGCGAAGTCGAAGACGCAAGCCCTGCTCGCCAAGGCTCGCGTGGAGGATGCCGTCGCGCTGGTGGGGATTCGCGGCTACTACCGCGACACGATGGGCGTGGCTGGAGAGAATGACCGTGGCATCTACGACGACGCCATTTTCCTTGTCTCGCAAAATGCCTACGCCGCTTTCAATGCCAACACCGACCCTAGCGTGAAACGCAAGGGCATCGCTGTTCTCAAGACCGGCGTGCATCGGTATCGCAAGGGCAAGCACGGCCTCAGCAAGCCTGGTGGCGGCTATCCCGCGCTGCGCCCAGCAAACCCTGCCGAGGAACTCCCTGTGACCCGCGACGGCGAGGGCGACAGCATGGGGGTGGCGATCAACATCCATCGCGGGAGCTACCATACGACTTCCTCGCTTGGTTGCCAGACGATCCACCCGAGCCAGTGGGAATCTTTTATTGCGCTGGTGTACTCCGAAATGGACCGCGCCGGTCAGAAGACAATCCCGTACCTTTTGGCGAGCACTTGACACGCTCCCGCATACTTACAACTAGATGCCCGACGATCAAACAATCACCGAAGGAGATGCAGGATTCATCGGCATGGCGTCGCGCCTCAACCCGCTCCAGCTCCAGCCTGGCATGGTGCAATACTCCGAAAATATGCGCCTCGACCGAGGTGTAGCGCAGACGCGCAAAGGTGCCAAGCGTCTTGGCGACGGCATCTCCGCAGGCACGCAGCCGCTTACTCTTCCCTTCGTGCTCGATGCAAACGCCCGAGTGCGCACGATCTACTCGGGCGGCATTTTTGCCAGCGGCGTTTTCTCGTCGCCTAACTACGACGACGAGAATGAATACATCGTCCTCTGCGGGCCGACCTCGGCTTTTCTCTATAGGCAGAATGAGCCTATCGAGGAGATCAACTATCCCGCCACCGCCACAGCGTCCGACGAGATCATCGAGCCGACGGACAGCGTTTCGACCATCCAAGCATTCAACCGCTTCTACATTTTCCGTGAGGCGGACATATCTTTGCCTGGCTGGGAGTGGCAATACACTACGGCGAGCGGCATAGCGGTCTCTGGCACCACGGCTACCGTCCACGTCGCGGCACATGGCTACTCTGTGGATATGCGGGTGCGGATAGAGGAGGGGGCTGTGGCCACATTCCAAGGCCATGAGTTTGATATCGTCGGGGTGACGGCAAATTCCTTCACCATCGGCGTGCCCGCTGGCACATCGCCGGATGTCGCCGCCGACATCGCAATCCGCCGAGTCAAAGCCCCGCTGTGCTGGGATGGATCAACCATCGAGTTTCAACGCGCAGTCGCGGGTGTGCCTGCTGAGGGCGTGACATTCAAGACCCTGCGCTCCACCGGCTGGGCCAGCTACATTGGCAACCGCCTCTGGATCCCTGATGGACGCGATACGGTGGCGATCTCCGATGTCTTGGACCCCGACCTCTACGACCCCTTTTTCCAATCTTTCCGCGCTAACCAAGGCAGCAACGATTTCTTGGTGGCGATACACCCGTGGGTCGAAGGGCAGGCGCTCGTCTTCATGCGCAATAGCATCTGGCTCGCCAACCTTTCCGACACCAGCAATGCGACGGGCGACACCTTCACGGTGGACTCAGCCGTCTCCAAGCTCACGCTGCTCACGGACGAGATCGGGTGCGTGGCTCGGCGCTCGGTGGTGACGGCGGGGCAGTTTGTCTTTTTCTTGTCGGACTCGGGAGTTTACCGGCTGGATACCCAGCTCGACCTCAAGCTCCGCGCTAATACGCAACCTCTTTCGGATCCGATTGCCGACCAGATCGACGAGATCAATACGGACTACGCTTACAGGGCGGTGGGCAAGTGGTGGAATAACCGCTACTATCTTGCTGTCCCTGTCGGCCTAAATGCGACGGCCAACAATACACTCTTTCTCTGGAATGCGCTGAATGCGCAATGGGAAAGCCGTGATACCTACTCGGTAAATCTGGATGAGCTGCTTGTCGCCACCTACTCCAGCCAACGCCGCCTCTTTGCAGCCAGCCGCGCAGGCACTCTCTTTCTTCTGGACGAGCTGGACTACGGCGACGAAGTACCCTATGCGAACGCGCAAGACCTCTACACCGAAATCCCCTCCGAACTCATTACCCGCCGCTACGGCTGGGGTAGCCTCAATACCAAGCGCCTCACCCGCGCCAAAGCCAGCGTGCTCCTGCCCGACGACTCCGCCTGCACGCTTGATGCCGTGACGACTGACTACGACGCTGACTTCCAAGTCGCCGAACTGGAGAACACCACCGGCGACGAGGAGGACTACACATTAAAAGCCCCCCTGCGCTGCAAAGCGACCGGCCTCGACCTCCGATTCCGCACTCAAAGAGGGCGACCCATCCTCCGCCAAATCAGCGCGGAGGCCACCCGATCTGGCTCCGACTCTACCGAAACCCGCACCCTCAATTAACCATGGCAACTCTCTCAAAAGGCAAAGTATTTACCAACGGCGAACTCGTCACTCCCGCAACGCTCCACTCTCTGGTGGACTCCGGCACCGTCACTAACATCGTCAACGCCGACATCTCCAACACCGCCGCCATCGCCGACACGAAGCTCGCGCAGATCACCACGGCGGGGAAAGTCGCTAATACGGCGACCACGGCGACATCCGCAAATACGGGGAACAGCATCGTGGCTAGGGATGCCGGAGGAAGTTTCACCGCCGGCACGATCACGGCGGCATTGTCTGGCAATGCAGCTACGGCGACGACTCTTCAAACGGCGCGCACAATCAACGGCGTCTCATTCAATGGCGGCGGCAACATAACCGTGACGGCCGCGCCTGACTACCACACGCACGACGCCTCGGCAATCACTACCGGCACGCTTGCCAACGCCCGCACCACGGCCACCACTGCCGCTACTGCAAGCACCATTGTTTTGAGGGATTCCAACGCCAACGCCAATTTGGGCGGCAATATGGTTGGAAAAGGGAACACTAATGAAGGCACAAACACGGTATTAGGCGGCGGATCGCCATTGCAGGCATTAACTTCAGGCGCAAATAATATCGCTATAGGGCATAATGCCCAAAACAAAACCACAACTGGGTCTCGAAATGTCGCGGTCGGGCAAGAATCACTTTTCAATAATACAACTGGGGAGCGAAATATAGCGGTGGGTACATTGGCCCTTAACGCAAATACCATTGGCTTTTACAACACGGCTGTAGGCGATTCCTCATTGGCAGCCAATGCAACCTCCAGCTATAATACTGCGGTTGGAAATTTTGCATTAAATAACCATACAACAAACGGACTTAATACAGCTATTGGATATCAAGCGTCGAATTTTACAACTAATGGAGCCAACACAACTTGCCTTGGAGCCAACACTTCCGTCACAGCAAGCAACCAAGTCCAGTTAGGAGACTCTGCGACAACAGTTTTCGCATACGGAGCCGTTCAAAATCGTTCAGATGTACGAGATAAAACCGACATCCGCGATACCGCCTTGGGGCTTAAATTTATTCAAGCCCTTCGTCCGGTGGATTTTCGGTGGGACTACCGCGAAGACTATCGGCCTTTTGCCCCGACTTTTCCGGCTCAAGACGCTTCAGACGAAGAGAAAGCGGCATATAAAGCGGCGCTGAACAAATGGCAGGAAGATGTCAAGCTGGCCAATATCACGCACGACGGCAGCAAGAAGCGCAACCGCTACCATCACGGGCTCATCGCCCAAGAGGTCAAAGCAGTCCTCGACGCGCAGGGACTCGACTTTGGGGGCTACCAAGATCACTCGATCAAGGGGGGAGACGACGTACTCTCTATTGGATATGAAGAACTCATCGCGCCGATGCTCAAGGCGATCCAAGAACTCGCCGCCGAAGTCGCCGCATTGAAAGCAGGGAAATAATATTATGACCGCATGGCAAATCGCTCACCAATGGATCCAGCAAAATACGGACACCACATTCGAGGAGGCGCTGACGCGCAACGTCGAGAGCGGATTGGTCCATGCGTCGTCGCAGCATTTTCTTCTGGCGCACGAAGCGCATTACAATCCCCAAAACCCAATCCCGCTTATGTATGACCTCCCCCCGAATGCTTGGTTCGTCGAGTTGTTTGTCTCGACGACAAAACTAAATCCCATACGAGAATTTCTAAACATCATCCGCGAGGCCCGCGAGTATGTGCTGTGGTGCCGCCGAGGCACAGATAAGCTGCGTGTCAATACCTGGTCGCAGATGCTACGGAAAGCGAGGTTGGCGTAATGGGCGGGCTTTTTGGAGGAGGTGGAGCGCCTCAAGCAGCGCCTCAAGCTCCGAGCGCACAGTCACTCGCTAACAAATCCAAGACGACGATCAATACGCTCGCGCCTGCGGTGGGCCAAGCCAACATAGGCGGAGCGCAACAAGGCACAAACGCATTTGTAAACTACCTAAACTCGGGCGGGCGCACTATGACTCTGGACCCCGCTCGCCAAGCCGAGCTGGACAAGCAAGTGACCGGCCTCAAAAAAGCTCAACCTAAATCTCAAAAAAAACTCGATAAGGCTACCGCAGCAAAAAGTAAAACGGAAGGGCAGCTCACCGCAGCTCAAGCAAAAGCCAAAGCCGATGCGGACAAAAAGGTAGCGGCGGCTGCCAAAGCCGCCGAAGCATCGCAAGCCAAGCTAGCGGCGGCTCAAGCGAACCCGAAGACCTCGGCTAAAACTTTAAAAAGCCTACAAGCGGCAACAGCAAAAGCCTCGTCTGCGCTCACGTCGGCCCAATCCTTCGCGGCCGCTCCGACGAGTAAAGCGGTCAAGAAGCTGGAAGGCGCTGTCAAAAAAACGACCACTGCATACACGTTGGCAAATAACAATTTCACCCAACTAGGGCAATCTATCTCCACCGCAAACGAGGCGATGAAGACCGAAGGGGTGAGCTTGGTGGACTCTTTTCAACAAGCCGACCCGCAAGCCTACGCCGCTCTCGATAGCGCCGGACAATACGCCAACAAGCTCGGCCAAGTCACTGCGGAAGGGCAGGCTTTTGTAGACGCAAATGCCAAAGGCTACGCCAGCAAAGACATCGCCGCCGAGCGCATCGCGGGATCCCAAGTGGGCAACGTGGCCGACGTGACGGGAGCGAGCGCCACAGCTTCCCAGATGGGAAATGTGGACGCCATCACCGCTCAACAAATGCAGGCGCAACAAGCGGGAGCATACGAGCGAGTCGCAAGTCGCGATGTCAGCGGGGCGCAGATCACAGATACCCCGCAGATCGGGGCAATCAATGCGGCTCGCGTCCGCAATATCTCGGCCCAACAGATCGGGCAAGGGCAGCTCGGCCAAAGCCTCTACCAGACCGCGCAAGACAGGCTTGCTACCAACGGGCGGCTTTCCTCCGAGGCGTCCCGCGATGCGGTGCAATCTGCCCGCGCAGGATATGCGGCGCGGGGCATGGCGACCGGCAACTCAGCCCTTGCGGGCGAACTCCTCAACCGCGACCGCTACAGCCAGCAAAGATTCCAGCAAGACGGGGCCTTTGCGTCCGCCGTGCAAAACTCCGACGTGTCGCGCCAGCAGCAGAACTCCGCTCTGTCGCTCGATGCGGCTCGCGCTAACCAGGCTAAATCTGCGCAACTTTCCCTGGCAAACCAAGCTGCCGGAATGGATGCGGCTCGGGCAAACCAAGCGGCGACGCTCGGGGTCAACCAAGCCAATGCAGGCTACCTCCAACAAGCGAACCTAGCGAACCAAGACGCAGCTCTGCGTGCGAGCGGACTCAACCAAGCGGCAGGGATGCAGACCGAGCAATATAATGCCGGTCTCCGCCAGACAGCTAATGCGGCCAACCAAGACGCCGCTCTCCGCGCAGCGCAGGCGAACCAACAGACAGCATTTAACACAGGGCAATACAACGCCACCAACACACAGGCGGCGAACCTCGCCAATGCTGGCTATGCTCAACAAGCTTCTCTTGCGAACCAGCAGACAGCTCTATCCCTCGGCACGACGAATGCCCAGCTCGCACAGCAGGCCGCTCTCGCGAACCAGCAAACGGGGCTCCAAGCCTCGACGATCAACGAGTCCAACCGTCTCGCCTCCGCTCAACAAAACATCAACCAGCTCGGGGCCGCCTCCAACTACATGGAGGCCAAAAATGCCGCAGGCATGAATGCCCAGCTCGGCATGATGGGCCAATACTCGGCGATGAACCCGCTCATCCGCAACCTCGGCCTCGGCAATATGTATAACGTCAACGGCCTCGGAAGCCAAGTCGCCGGTGCCAGCATAGACATGGTCGGCGGAATCGCCGGAGCCAAGATGCAATCCGAGGCCGCTTACAGCGCAGGGCAGGCGGGCATGTGGGGCAGCATCGGTGGTGGGGCTTTGGCAGCGGGGGGAAGTGTTGGCGGGGCGATGATAATTGGTGGCGCTATATAATGAATCTAATTCAAAATACCGTATCTAAAATGAGTGCCTGGCTGGATCAGGTAAATAACCCTGCCGTGCTGTGGAGTGGCGGTAAGGATAGCACGGCTATGCTCCATCTCCTGCTTTTCAAGGTAGGCGTGAAGTTGCCGGTGATCCAATGGCGCGAGCCCCGTTTCCGCCAAAGGTATGCTCACTCCGACCTACTCGCTCGGGAGTGGGATCTCGAAATGTATGACTGGGCGCCCTACGCTTATGCGCTCCAAGATGGCTACGATATTGAATCAGGCAAACCTCGTTTTGATTTAGTCAAAGGCTACGAAATGGCGCCACATAAAATTCTTTTGCTTTTTCTAGGCACAGAGCACCCAAAAGATGGAGAGCCTTACACTTGCGGGCTTGACGCCTTGCAGCGCCCCACTGGACGTTTTAATTTCCCGTGGGATTCTGTTTTTCACGGCCAGAAATCGTCGGACATCGACCTAATTAAAGGCCAAGTCCCCCTCGCGCAAGATGTCGTCCGCCCAGACGGAGCCCCGTGGCAATTCTTCCCAATGCGCGATTGGACGGATGCAGATGTCTGGAACTATCTCGAATCCGAGGGAGTCCCTAATGATGACTCCCGATACATCAAATCAAACGCAAGCTGGCAGCACAAAAACGACAAATCGCAAAATGCCGATTACTATCCAGTTTGCCTCAACTGCGTGAACCGCCACCTTTCTGACACCGTTCATTGCCCAAAACTAAACGCTCAAACAAACAACATTTCTCACCTTGCGCCTTACATTGATTTTTCAAGTCAAGCTCAAGGATTTCAACCCACATGGAAGAATACAACTGTCAACGGTGTGGAGCATGTTGCAGCCATAAGTGGAGCTGGCCCGTGCTCCGGCGCGACCGCTCCGATGCCGCTGGCATCCCTGCCGACTACCTCCGCACCGATTACCCCCTGCTCAAGACCGACCCCTGCGGACGCTGCATCGCCCTCCGTGGCGAGGTGGGGCGAGGAGTCGCCTGCGCAATATACCTTTTACGCCCACAAGCCTGCCGCGCCTTTCAGCCAGGCAGCGAACTCTGCCTAGAAGCCCGTCAATCCAAAAACCTACCAACATAATATGCAATACGCCCCCCCGATCTCGTCCAACATAGGCAACATCCTAGCCAACGCCGGTGGTAATGCCGCCAATTCCTACATGCAAGGCATGAAGCAATTTTCCGAAGGCATCGGCGACGGCCTCCAATCCGCAGGCAGCAGCATCGCGGGGGGGATGATCAAGGCGGGCGAGACACGCATCGCTAGTGACGGAGTCAACGCAAAGTTTGACATGCTCAAGGGCATCAAAAAATCCGACGGCAGTAATCTTATCTCTCAAGACACCATCGACAAATTCGACACCATGCCCCTCGGCAAGCGTCAAGCCATTGTCTCGACGGCAGATTCCCTCATGGATTACGACCTCAAGCAATGGATGTATGGGGTGCAATACAACGCGCAAAACAACCGTATAACCCAAGCCCAGCTTCAATACCAAGTGCCGCAAAACCAAGTGCCCATGAGCACCAACGCCGCCCCTACTCCAGCTCAAAGTTGGCAAAGCCTGGTTCCTGGGCGCTAATCATTATGACACCGCAACCCAATCCCACCGCAGAGGACATGGCAGACTTTGTGACCCCCGTTGCAGAGATGCCAGCACCACCGCCACAACGCCAATCCAAAGGCCTGTCCTTCGATTTCAATGGCCTCATCGGCCGCTTGCAGACAAATGGCTTTGAGTCTCTTTCCGCCCCGCAAAAAGAACTGCTTTACCACCTCAAAGAAAACCCAGACCTCCAAATGAGCCCCGAGCAGATGGCCATGTTCGTAACCGAGACCGACAAAAGACTCCGCGAGCAGTCCACGCCAAAAGCTCAAACTGAAGCTCAAGCGGCTCAATTTGGATTACAAAAATCCAAACTGGATATCGAAAAACTTGAGAAAGAAAAAATTCAAGCAGCAAAAGACTCAGCGGAAGTGTCAACGAGAAAGCAATTGATTTTTGAAAAAATTGACAAATACACAAATGACAAAAACCCAGAATTCACGCCATTAAATCCACTTGTCGGAAAGTGGGACGGCACAGGAGGAGCAATGCTGGATGCCGGTGGGGTGAATGACAAGCGTGCAGCCCAAAGAGCGGAGCTAGATCGTTTAGTGAGCAGTGACATATTGGAACTAACCAAATTCCTCAAACCAATCGCGGGAACAGACCTTGAATTCTTACGCTCAATGGTTCCCAAAATTCATCAGAATGAGACGATCTGGACAGATTATCTAAAAGACTCAAAAAAAGTCTTGGAGGCTATGACAAGCACGCAAGCGTCCCAAGCACCAGCACAGCCGGCCGCCCAACCTCAAGCCGCACCCGCCCAGCCCCAGCAACCCGTCATCCGCGTCATCCGTGGCCAAACTTTCGTCCAACAACCTAATGGCAAGTTCATCCCCCAATAGAGAATTCACCTCCGAAGAACTTGATGCCATGGCGGCCGCCGAGCTGCCGGTCGAGAATCCAGAAACTTCCCGCACCGCCTCTGCCTCCCCCGTAGCAAGCGCACCAACAGCGCCTGAAGCAACAGGCTCACCCGAGTTGGCCGTCGGGGACGGGACTCCTTTTTCCATGCAAAATCCGTTTCGCGGTCCCGCTATGGGACCCGTCGCAAAACTCGAGGCCGGACGCGAGTACTCGACCGAGGAACTCGACCTCCTCGAACAAGCCAACAAGCCCAAGGAATTCACCTCCGACGAAATCGATCAAAAAATAGTCGCCTCCGTTTACGACGACCCGACCTACATTCCGACCCGCGACGAATACTTCGAGGCCAAGCAACTCAAGGCCAGACTGAAATCCGAAGGCAAAATACCAGGGCTGCTCGAAGACGCGGCGACGGGCACTTGGGGCATCTTGCAAACCATCGGCGATACGATCCACGAAATATCGGATGACCCAGGCGAATTTCTCGCAAGATCCCCAGCGACAATGAAAGCCATTGCCAAGAAATCTTGGCGCAACACCAACGATGTGACTCGCTGGATCCGCCAGACGAATGCCCCCACGCCTATCGGCCGCGACGAGCAAACGGGCGAGTTTGTATTCGGTCAATCCGGAGCAGGTCGCTCGGATGCAGAGGTGCTCGCTGGAGAGCAACAATCCGCAGCAGGGCAAGGCCGATCCATACGCGCCGTCACCGAAGAAGACCTCAAGGACGAAGAGTTTGACCGCTTTGTCATGGAGCGCTCACGGCAGAAAGAACTCGAAGAGTGGGTCGCATCTACTACCGCCCCCACCGAATTTATCACCCGCCTCACCACAGGTCGCAATCAAACAGAGCAACCCATGCAGGCCACCTCGGAGCTGGCTGGCGGCCTTCTTGAGCCGTTCAACATTGCCACAATGGGCATCCCGCTGAGCGCTGGCGCCAAGACGCTTGGCTTCTCTCGTCTCACTAAAGCTGGCGGTGCTAGAGCAGCTCGCGTGCTTGACCGTGCCGCAGCCAAAGGCATCGCCGGCATGGAAACTGGTGCCGCAAAATTCCAAGAGATCATCCAAAAAGGCACAAAGATCACGCCAGAAAACCAGATCAAGATGGCAAAGTGGTCTGCCGCTGGCGGCATCGGTGGAGGTGTATTCGGTTTGGATAGCGATATACCAGGAGTCTCCCAAGCACAGGACGCGGCCAAGATCATCGGAGGCGCTTACATAGGCTACCGAGCGGGACTCGGTGTCCTGCGCACGGTCCAGAAAATCTCTGGCCCCACGGCCACCATCCTGCGCGTTGCCTCGGATGCCGGCGAGGGATTTGACGACATCGCGCAAGTCTCCGTCGCCACCAAGCTCGAGGCTTTTCCCGAGCTGTCCTTGGTACGCGAAGCTCTCGAGAACCCCACCAGATTTCGCCCCATCGAGTCCACCCCCGCTCGGCTCGCTGCCGACCCGCGACTCGGCAAGCAGACCCGCGCCATCGCCGACGCACTGGCATCCCCCGCCATCGTCCAAAGCGTGCGCGGAGCCTCTGCCGTCGCCACCGGAGCAGTCAAGGGCGCCGTCGCCAACGCGCCGTTCGTTGCCCTCGCACTCAATGCCGACGAGGATAAAGCCGCAGCAAATATGTTTGGCATGGGCGTTGGTTTTGGAGCCGTAGGCGGAGCCGGTGGCCGATTCACCGGCCTCGAGCAACGCCGCGCCGAGTCCCGCGCCTTTGACACCGCCCGCATGCTCATGGATGTCGAGCTCGCCGGCGGCGATGTCACCAAAACAATTCAGACCTACTCCACGCAACAACTCGGCGACCTCGCCGCCATGCAGGGCTTTTTCCGAGACAAGGTGGATTTCGTGCCGCTTGATGGCATAGAACGAGCCGGAGACAGCGACTACATCAAAAACGCAAAAGTCCAATTTCAAAATGGCGCTGCTGGACTTTTCATCCAAGCGCCCCCAGGAGAAAAGGCCCGTGTCTTTGTCAACCTCGACGCCAAACGCGACGGCATCGTGCCGCACGAACTCGGGCACGCCCTGCTCAAGAGCGGAGCCCTCGGCAGCGCCCAAGCCGATACGATTCGCTCCTTCACCACCCGCCGCTATACCCAAGTCGGCGTGGAAGCCCGTGGCCGCGAATACGCGACCGCCATGATCCAAAACGAAAATGCCGCCAAATTCCCTGGGCAAAACTTCCCCGTCACTCCTGCCGCAATCACCGCGAAGATGGACGAGCTCGGTCAATCTGGACTCCTCCGAGGCGACATGGATCCACTCGACTGGGCGCGAGACGAAATCTTTGCCGAGGACTTCCGTCAAGCCAGCCAATCGATGGACTTTGCCGGCATCCGCCGCCACCTCCCAGCAGACGGATCATGGCTCGGCAGCATGGAGAACTTCCTCGGAGCGCAAGCCAACGCCCTATCAATCTCCGGCGTCCGCATCGACCCCGTCACCGGCCAGCCGGACCCGCTCTTCAAGGCGAACCCCATCCTAGCGACCGATCCTGTCCTCAAAAAACAGCTCGACCAATACCTCAACAACTACCGCAACTGGATCAACCACCCAGAGCAGACCCAAGCCCGAGGCGTGCGCGTAGCCCCTACAGGCCGAGCAACCGACCTCGCAAACAATCCCCAAGTCACCTTCCACGACTACGGCAGCGGCGTCATGGCCAACGAATTCGCCCGCATCGACCCAGCCACCGGACAGGCCGTCTTCCGCGAACAGCGCGACATCACCGCCGAGACAATCAAGCGCCAGCAACAGGTCAAATCCCTTGTAGGATCCAAGTTGATCGACCGTAGCAATCCTGCACTCGGCCCGAAGAAGACAGCCGACGGCCGCGTCACCGTGCGAGGCCGCATCCTCCCGCCCACCTTTGATTTCCTAAACGGCTTCGCGCAACACCAACGCGGCTTCGCTCGCCAGTTCGAGGCCGCCGCAGCATCCGGCGAAAGCATGCAGGTCCGCTACCACGCCATCGGCAGCGGCGACACAGGCGCTTTCCAAATCAAGAAACTCGGCAACCTCGAGGCTATCACCCGCGAAGTCATCCCCTGGGGATGGGAACTCAGCGGAAAAAACAACCTCCTCGCCTCCGTCCTAGACCTCACACAATTCCGCAACCGCGCCATCAAAGCCATCAACGCGGGCGACCCGATCATCGGCCGTCTCTACAACAACGACATCAAGCTCATCGAGGCCGACCTCAAGCAGTGGATGGAAAACCACCGCAACGACCTTCCAGGCTCCAACAAAATGGACGAGAAACGCCGCGACGCCATCAACTCCCTCATCGGCATCGCGACCCAAATGAATCGAGGCGCAAACCCCTTCAGCGGCAAAATCGCTGGCCCCAGCAGCGCCATCAAGCAGTTCCGCCTCGACCGCGTAGACGCCGCCGTAGGCACCGGACGCCAAGGCTTCCACTTCGACTACGACAAAGCCAACAACAACCTCCTCCCCGAAATCCCCACCCCCCTTCCAGACTTGTCAAGAGACCTGCCAACCGGCCAAGCATTGCCAGATAATGACACTCGTTTGCGAGCTATTAACATTGATGATTCTACTCAAGATTTTACAGGGCAGATATTGCGCGGAGAAAAAATAATTGAAACGCGAGATTCGCCATCTCTGTCTCCTTATGTAGGCAGGCGCGTCGCAATTGCAAAAACTCTTGGCTCAGGTAAACCGACCATAGTTGGTTACGCCGATGTGGGAGAACCGACAATTTACGATAGTGTCGATAAATTTCGGAGCGACTTCAATCTCCACAAGGTTAGTCCTGGCTCAAAATACGACATAAAACCCAGCGGCATTAAATATGGATACCCTTTTCTTAATGTCGAAAGCGTAAAGCCAACACCATTGAGAGAAACAGTCGGCCGCATCGCAACGGTAATTGAAGACCCAACATATATTTCCACCCCAGGCCAAGCGATGCCGGATGCAAAACCTCTAAAGCCTATCGAACAAATGACAGATCGGCAGTTGTCCTCGTTTTTAAGGAAACACGGCGAGCAACCATCCAGCGCCCTCGATGTCGCCCGTCGTTGGTCCGACGGAGATCGCATGTGGGGAGCTCACGAAATGGGTGACGAGCTGTCATTATCTCCAATCACTGACATGAATGATCTTTCCGGCTACTCTCGAGACCGGCTCATATCATTACCCAAAGCCACAGAAGACGCCTTATACAATCCCCAAGGCCAAGCGATGCCGGATGCGGTGGGACCTAAAGGCAAAGATGTTTTTGCACGGTCACTGGAGGATATCAAATTAAGCATCCCAGCAAATGAGCGATGGATCGGCACCAAGCTGCCAGGTCAACCCGTGCGAGCCGCCGACGGGCGCAGATTTCTTGAGCACGATCTCAATACAAAAACAGGGGCGATGAATGTGACACAAGCAGCCATTGACAAGGCATGGGCCGACGCTATCGCAGTCACTGGCCCAGCCGCATCAAGAGCCATCTCAGAGCTGCAAGAAAAGGGCTTCACTATGAAGCCACCGCCAGAGGCCCATTGGAAAGCAGCAGAGAATCTGCCAAACAAAGACCGTCTCTGGTATGAAATCTCTTCCGAAGCTATGTCGGAATCATTCCCTGACTTTTCGCAAAATGAATTGGGCAAAACCATGGATGTCACAGCAGCGACATCACCACTCGCAGATCCTAACTACAACGCACGCCTCGCCATCGCTATTCTGGCAGAGGATTTCCAAAAAACACCGAGCGTCACCCCAGCCGTTGTTCAGACTTCGGTCAAAGACGCCTTGATGGGCGAATTTGGAAAAGCCGAACAACGCAAAGTTGGCAGCTTTGGCGGCACTTTCCGGTTCCTTACAGGATTAAGCGACGATCCACCGCTTACTACCAATGATCGTCAGGTGGCCGCCTCGATGGGTATCCCAGATTCCGCCTTCGGCACTTACCCAGTGCTCTATGAGCTACAAAGCAGGTTTGGAAATAACCTCCGCGACCATGTTAATGCTAATGGAGGAATGAACTCCCCGTTTGGTCCATTTCAATCCCATCAACTTCAAGCACTCTCCTGGGTGCAGCAACGCGCCGAGCAGCGTCTCCAGCGCCGCACCAACATCACCGATGAAGAAGCATTCAATGGCGATGCATACGCCAGCGCATTCAAGTTGGCCGCAGACGACCTCCGCGAGGCCGGTATCGATGTTCCGAGGGATCCTATTACCGGACTGCCGAGATTTACTGCCAGCGTGCTTTCCGATCCTCGCGTGCAGCAGATCCTCACCCCTCCAGGAACCGAATTCCTCAAGAGCACCATCCAGACAATGGAAATGAACACCAAGCTCCGCGAGGACGGTAAGAAATTTGCAGACGCCCTCGAGGAGTCAAAAAAGCTGGCCATCCCTGGAAACATCAAGCTCGCAGAGCAAGTGCTACAGCGTGCTGCAAAATCCCTCACCCTGCGCACAGCAGACAAGGCAGACAAAAGCATCAAGCTGCCATCCCCACTCAGCAAGCTCGCCAGCGTCTTCGGAGCACCCAACGCCGACATTACGCGAATCGAATTCGGCCGAGGCACATTCCAAGGTGATGTCTCGCCCAATGTCCGCATCCCCATGGATGCCATCCCAGAAAAATATCGGCCGGCATTCATGTCCGTGCTTGGAAAACATTTTTACCAAGCCGCACAAGCTGCAAGCCGATTCAAGAGCGTGGACCCCACCCAAGCGCAATCGCATTCCATCTGGATGCACGGCAAAGCTAGCATGGACGGGCTGGAAGACCTTGCACAGGCCCTCACAGACGAAGGACACGAAGCCAACATCTCCCAACGGCCAAACGGGGTCCTCATCGATGTGCATCCAAAATTCACAGAACAAGGCCCCGTCCCGATTAGTCCAGACACTTTGGACCTCATTGCAGAAGATATTTTAGGCAAAGGAAATTCCTCTGTCATACCACGCGAATACCAATCAATTTATCTTGAAAAGCAGGAATACGACTCGACTATATTAAAAGCAACAAAGGAGCTACTCAATGAACACGCCGACCAACTCTCACAAGCCGCGTCTATCAGTCTTAGAGATGCGAAAACTTATCTCAGGGGAGACAAAGCACTCGCACAAAGCCCGATTCCTCTCAATCGAAGAGCAGAAAAGATTAGGAATTCCTACAGACAGCGTATCGATCAGCTTCAATCCTCTGAAAAGGAACTAAAGTCACTTTTCAAAAACTTTGAAGCGGACACCCGCCAGGCCACAGGCGAAATGCAAAAACGCATCGACGCATTCAAAGCCAAAGCGGCAAGGCAGGCCAAATCCAAAGGCCCGCAGATAAACGCCCCATCGGCAGAAGACTTGGCGAAGTTTAAGTAACCCAACCCAACGCCCCGAACCCTAAAAAGTCGGGGCGTTTTTGTTGCCAATATCGCCCCATTCGACTTTTAGTCGAATTTTGTGTATGTAACTCATTGATCGGACTTTAGCAAGTCGTTGAAAATGCCCTAAATGGACAACACTGGACAACGTCATCGCAAATCACTGCAAGCCAACGCCTGTGTTTCGACTCGAAATCGAACGTAGGGTAACCTACCGAGGGTTCAAATCCCTCCCCTTCCGCCACCTCTAGACAGCGTCTAGAGCCTTTATTGAAGCACTCAGGGAGTCTTTCTTTATTGTTGCTTGATGTTTGTTCATTTTGGTTAATATTGGCTTTTAAGTGCAGCTTGCGGACAACGTGGACAACGAAAACCAACAATAACCAATATGAACAATTCGCCTTTTATAGTGGCCTATTACCCAGCGAGACCAAAATCTCCTTGGAAATTAGAATTGCGGGCCTCGTTCTACGGAAAAAAAATCCGAAGGTTTTTTGCAACGGAAGCCCAAGCGTTTGAGGAAGGGCAAAAATTGGTGATATTGGTGCGCGAAAAGGGCACTCAGGCGATTTACGGTGATGATGGCATGAGTGTGGCGCAGGCGTTGCGAATGTGGAGCGTAGAGGCGGAGGGAAAATCGAAAAGCCATGCGGATAAAATTGCGGCTACCGTGAAAAATCTTTCGTCTTACCTCAGTGGGCCGATAGCTAGAGTCGAACCTCTGGCAATGGATCGCTGGGTAAGATCGCTGGGTGGATCGGAGACGAGCAAGGCGATGTGGTTTCGTTATGCGCGGATGTTTTTCCGCTGGTGCTATCGCATGCGGTTCATTGACCGCTCGCCGCTCGATGGAGTTCGACCTCCGAGGGCGACTCCTGGAAGGAACATTTTGACTCCAGAAAAAATGATATCCCTTCTGGATGCCACGATGCCTGACGATGTAAAGGCACTGGTTCTTTTGGGTGGATTTGCGGGTCTGAGGACGATTGAGGTGGCGAGGATGAATTGGGAGGATATCGACGTTAAGACAAAGCAAATTCACGTCAGAACGGAGGTATCCAAGCAGCATGAAGGCATGCTGGAGCGATTGGTCGATATGACCGAGCCGCTGATGAAGCGCAAAAAGTTTTTCGAGAAGAAGACAGGGCAGATCGTGAGTGGGTCGCTAGAAGCTCTGTACGAGAGAAGGCGCAAGGTGGCTCTGGCCATCGGTTGGGAGGGGTGGCCTGACAATGCGATGCGACACTCGTTTGCGACTTATCACCTCGGGCGTTGCGGTAATGCCGGACTCACGGCTTTTCAAATGGGGCACACGTCACCAACGATGGTGCAACGTGTCTATGCCGTTCCCGCCGTGAGAGCGGATGAGAAGGCGTGGTGGAGGATTTAATTATGCCGTACCAAGACAAGAAAATTCAGAAGAAATTCATGGCTCGGCAGTACAGGACGAAGTACGCCACCGACCTCGCGTTCAAGAACGCCGAGGCGAAACGGAAATCAGATTGGTATCAAAAAAATCGGGAGCGTCTCATTGCAAAAGTCCTTGAAAATAGAGCAAAGGTGAAAAAATATTTTCGCCCGCAGAGATAGTATCTATGGGAGTGTCAATAGAAAAGTTAGGGGTAGGTGATCACTCCATTAAAAATAATTGTTGTGAGGTTATAGTAACCTAGAGTAGAAATTTTCTCGTCATGCCAAACCAACACGCCGCCGATAAAGAAGTGATCGGATTCTATATTCCGAGAACGCTTGCTCGTCGGGTTCGCAAAGCTGCGAATTTGCGTGGTTTGACGATCACCGCTTTCATTGAAGAAATTCTAACTCATGCCACACGCAACACAGAACTCACCCCAGCCGACTACATCGCAATCGCGCAAGCAACAAAAGTTGCAGTTCAGCGTCAGATTACCAAGGGAGTTAGTCGAGCGAGTAAGGGTGGCAGCGTCAAAAAGCAAAAGACCAGTTAGTCGCCAAGTTGAGTTTTTTTTGGAATCGGTTTTAGTAACCAATGCCAATGTGGCGCTTACATGCCTGTGTCTGTAATTTTTTTTCTCCAAAGGTTTTAGTAACCCATATAAATATGACAACAAATGACGAGATAACGACAACGGAGGCGGCGAGCCTCATGGGGGCATCGAAATGATGATCAGCGTCACAGATGCCGCGCAGTACACGGGGTACTCGGAATTCGCGATCCGCGAGTTTTGTCGCAAGGGAAACTTCACCGCTGAGAAGCCACGCGGCAATCGGGGTGGGTGGTCGATCCTCAAGCCCTCCTTAGAACAATGGTGGATGGCGAAGCGCCGAGCTTCAACGAACCGGAGGGCGGCGTAATGGAACACGATTTTATAATCCGCAACATCCAGTACTCGCTGGATTTTCTAACTTTGGTGGGTCCGGTGGCAGGTCTGCTCTGGTTCACGTTCTTTGTACTGGGGGGTGCAAGGAAGTGACGGCGACCTTTGGCATTTGCCTGGTCGTGCTGACCTTTGGGTCGTGCTGGGCCTGCTACCGGCTCGGGGTGGAAGAGGAGCGCCACCGCTGGCTCACCATGATTCGCAACCGCCGCAACCGTCGCCTCGAGGACGAGGACAATTTCACACAATAAAAAACACAAAACATGAAACTACAAATCATAACTGGTAAAATCCAGCGGGCCCAGCGGGTCTGCTTTTACGGGGTGGAGAGTGTCGGCAAGACGACGCTGGCCGCCAAGGCGCCGGCACCTCTCTTCCTCGATGTCGAGAACGGCACTTCGCACCTCGATATCCCTCGGGTGGCGACTCCGACTTGGGCTGCGCTGAATGAAGCGGTGCGCGAGCTGGCGACGGAGAAGCACGACTTTAAGACGGTGGTGCTGGACTCTATCGACTGGGCCGAGCGCTTGAACCATGAAGCTCTGAAGGAGGAGAAGAAAATCAAGAGCCTTGAAGAAATCCCTTACGGCAAGGGCTTCACGATGGCGGCGGAGCGGATGGCTCGCTTCCTCGGTTCCCTCGACCTCCTCATCGAGGCTGGGATCCATGTGGTGCTGATCGGTCACGCCCAGGTGAAACGTCAAGAGCCACCGGATCAGGTGCTCCCCTACGACCGCTACGAGCTGAAGCTCACGAAGCAGGCGTCGCCTCTCATCAAGGAGTGGGTGGACCACCTTTTCTTCCTCAACTTTAAGACCCGTGTGGTGGAGAGCGAATCCGGCAAGGCGAAGGGACGCGGCGGCAAGGAGCGCATCATCTTGACCTCGCACTCGGCGGCGTACGACGCGAAGACCCGCTCGGCTCTGGCGGAGGAACTCCCGATGGAGTGGGCGAGCATCGAGTCGCTCTTTGTCTCGAGCGTGCCGGCGAAGGTGCCGGTGCCGCAGATTTCCCCGCTGGATATCCTCAAGGCAAAATTCAAGGACAAGGGCGACGAGATCACGGCCTTCCTGCGCTACCGAGGCAAGATCGGCGAGGACCAGCAGTGGACCGATGCTCCTCTGGACTACATCGCCCAAGTGCATGCGACCCCGTCGAAGTTCCTCGATGCGGTGGATGCGTGGAAGGCCTCCTGCGTGGAGCAGGCATGAAGGACGTCGATCTCGCTCGCGACAGGCCCGTCTTCCGACGGGGTCAGGATTCTACGCCGACCAACATGAACTGGGCCTGCCTGCACTACGACGATGCGAGGACAGGGATCGACTACCTGACTAGTGCCGAGTGCGACGAGATCAATGCGGCCTGCAACGCCTTCTTTAAACGCAAGGGGATGCCCTACGGAGTGGCCTACATGAAGCAAGCAATGAAGCAGATGATACAGACAAAAAAACCTTAAAATTATGATTCCATTGACATTACAAGACATCCGCCCGTCCCTGCTGCCGAAGCTCTGGGAGTGCCCTAAGTACCGGCCGAAGCCTGGGCCTGTGGGTCCGGCTGCGGAGCGTGGCACCCGTATGGACGAGGCATTCCGCTTCGCCGTGATGGGCGACCGCTCGAAGCTCGAGGCGCTACCCCCCGAGGACGGCGCCAATGTGCAGTGGGCTATCGACCTTGTGGAGAGGTACAAGTGCAACGGCACGCTGGAGGCTCGGGAGGAGTACCTCGCCATGCCTGTGCCTGGGCTTCCCCACGTCGGCACAGCCGATATCCTTTGCGACCGCACCGGTTGGGTAGGGGACCTCAAGACGGGACAATTGCGAAATTACACTCCGCAGATGGCGGCCTACGCCCTGTCTTGTATGATACGCACGTTTGAGCAGAACTGGGCGACCCACATCATCTACTGCGACCAACGGAAGGTAGTCAGCTACAACTGGACGCTGGAACACGCGCAGAAAACTATCGACACGCTAAAGGACGCAGCGCTGGACCCGAATTCCCAGCCCCAAGCGTGCGACTACTGCACTTGGTGTGCGAATTATGCCACATGCCCTGCCGTTGTCCGTCCTATCGAGGAGGGGCTCGCCGTCATCGATGTGCCCAAGACCTCGGTGCCGGAGATCCTCGAGCGGGTGATGGCTACGCCGGAAACTCTGGCCCAGTTCGCATCCCAATGGAAGGCCGTCGAGAAGGCGGTGGCCGAGCCGGCCCTCGATGAGCTCAGAAGATTACTTGAGGAGGGCGGCGAGGTAGACGGCTGGAAGATCACCGAGGTGAATGGCCGCGAATACTTTGACGTGGAGGCAATCCTGCACGTTGCACGCAAAACGAATGCCCCCGTGGAGAGCATCATCATGGCTATGGGCGGCAAGATGTCTGGCAAGTCCTACCGAGAGTGGGCGGCGGCGCTTGGCCGTGAACCTCTCCCATCCCACAGCCGCACCGGATCCCCAAGCAAACAACTTCGCCAGGTGAAAACCAAACCCAAGCTGAAAAACTAATTTCCTCGCAACCTACAAAGGTCCGTCCCGTAGGAGCAGGGGCAAAGGGGGGCCGCGCACCCCAAAAAACGCGGACCAAACAACTAAAAACAATATGGATAACGAAAATAGATACGTCAACGAAACAGGCCGCTTCCTTTGCAAGGTCAAGGCCCCAGGGAACGGGTGGATCGGAGTCACCGACTCCGGTAGCGAATTCATCCGCGTGCCGGCGGTAGTGACCGACGCGGGATCGCAAAACGGGCGCGAAATCGTCTGGCGCGGCTACCTAACCGAGAAGGCCGCGAAGCGCACAATGCTCGCCATCGACGATTGCTTCGGCAAGAACTGGGACATCAAGTCACTCGCCAGCGGCACGGCTACCTTCGCAGGACAGGCGTGCTCGATCACCGTGGAGACCGAAGAATACAACGGGGAGACCCGATTCAAAGCTCGCTGGCTCAACCCTGCGGAACAGGCACCGAAAAACGAGGTCGATCCCGACCTCATCGAAAAACTCATCGACCGCCTCTCCACCATCGACCGTGGCGACGACGTGAAGGTGCCGACAAAGCCCGCCAACAAAACCGCCGACGGAGACGACATCCCGTTCTGAGATGACCATCCTTGCCCTCGACCCTGGCACTACGGAGACGGCGTTTGTCCTTTGGGACGGGCGCCGGATCATCGACGCCGACCACCTGCCCAATGCGGAGATCAGACAGATCTTGATCGGTCGCGAATACACTCGATGCGCCTGCGAGATGATCGCATCCTACGGCATGGCCGTGGGCAAGGAGGTTTTCGAGACCTGTGTATGGATCGGGAGGTTCGTGGAAGTGGCTCGGGTGGAGCCGCGCTTGGTCTACCGGCGCGATGCGAAGCTCCACCTCTGCCACTCCCCGAGGGCCAAGGACGGCAACGTCCGGCAGGCGCTCATCGACCGACTCGGTCCGCAGGGTACCAAGAAGTCCCCAGGCCCGACCTACGGCATGAAGAGCCACCTGTGGGCGGCACTCGCGGTAGCGGTCTACGCCTTCGATACAAAATGAAAACCATCATCTTCAGCATCTTAGCAATCGGCATCGTCTTCTCGGGACTCTTCCTGTGGGCGATCCAAGAAAACGACGACAATATATGAGCACAACAATCACATGGGTTCCGGCATCAACGCCACCGGACGACGGCGAGACCGTCATCATCCACACACTCGGCGGCGAGGTCTGGACAGGATTCCTCGACGGCAAAGTCTGGCGAAATGTTTCAGGCGCCCGAATCCACGAGGAGGAGCCGGTCCTGCACTGGGCAGCAATGCCAATACCACCGGAGGACGAGGAATGAGCGAACCAGACTGGACCAAGATCAAGGAAGACCGAGACCGAGCCGAAGCGCTCCCCGAGAGCGCATGGGTGAGCGACACACCAGAGACCGAAGCTGCCGTCGCCGCCTCGGGATCCCTCTGGTCATTCCCGCTCCGCGAATGCAGCCGGCGCCTCGAGCGCCAACGCAACGAACTCAAGGCACTTTTTAAGAAGGGCAAATAATATGGCAGGAGACTGGATCAAATTTGAAACAACGACCCCCGACAAGCAGGAGGTCCACGACATCGCGGCAACGCTAAATCTGGACCCCGATGCGGTCGTCGGGAAGCTCATGAGGGTCTGGAGATGGTTCGACGGACACACCAAAAATGGTGACGCTTCCGTCACGGTGTCAGCGTTGCTAAATCGCGAGGTTGGCGTTGAGGGGTTCATCGAGGCCATGGTGAACGTGGGCTGGATCCTGCGCTCCGGTAAGTCAATTACGCTATCTAAGTTTGAGAGGCACAATGGTAAGACGGCAAAGGAGAGGGCTTTAAGCGCCAAGAGGAGTTTAAATTATCGTCACGGTAAACCTCACGCTCCCGTCACGGTCTCAGCGTCACCTAGAGAAGAGAATATAAAGGGGTCTACGACCCCCACATTCAGAACCTGCCTCTAACCAAAAATGAGAACCAATCTCGCAACCAGATGGCCAGAATCTGACCTCCTTACCCAGCCGATGCAAAAAGCCGTACCATTCAACGAATCCTCCGAAAAGGCTGCAATCTCAGCTATTCTGGCCAACAACCAAAACCTCGAAGCCATGAGCTGGCCAGAGGATCTATTTTTCATCCCCAAGCACAGAACCATCCTCGCTGCCGCTAAAAAGTGCCACGAAAGCGGGTCAGGCAAGACCGACTTCTTCGCAGTCCAATCCGCCCTCGAACGAGCCGGACAACTCGAAGCCATCGGCAGCCTCGCCGAATACATCAGCAATACCCCATCCGACATCGAGACGACCCGATGGCACCGAGCCTTCCTCGTAGACTCCGCTCGATACCGCAACGCCGCCAAGATCCTCGCCGAAGCCCAAGAATCTTTCCGAGATGAGACCGGCGACATCGGATCCGTCTCCCTTGCCCTCTCCGAGTGCGCTGCCCAACTCGACAAACCCCGCAAATCCACCAAGGACCACATCAACGATCTCGTCGCCGAGCTCGAGGACAAGGTCCCCACCGTATCCTACGGCACAGGCATATACGCGCTAGACGAAATCGCCTCCGGTGGAGTCAAGCCTGGGGAACTCATGACCATCGCCGCAGAAACATCGGGCGGTAAAACGATCCTCCTCCTACAGATCGCCCTCGAGGCCATGAAAGCCGGCAAGCACGTCCTCATCTTCTCCCTCGAGATGCCGGCCAAGAAGGTCCTCGCCCGATTCATATCCAACCTCGCCGGTTTCCCCATCAAACGAATCAAGCAAGACCCAAACGCCCAGGAACTCCACCGATTCAACGCCGCGACCTCCGACATCTCCCGAATGAATGTCCAAGTCGAGTCGGGCTACTCCGATATCGATTCCATCGAGTCCGCCATCAGGGAGTTCGCCAGCCAAGGCCGTGCCGACCTCGTCGTCGTCGATTACATCCAACTCATCCACCTCCGCAACATGAACTCCAACGAGACCCGCGAACAACACGTCTCCGAAATCACCCGCCGCCTCAAAGCCATCGCCCTGCAACTCAACCTCGCCCTAGCCACCGCCAGCCAACTCAACGAGGAAGGCCGGCTCCGCGAGTCTCGCGCCATTGGCCACCACTCCGACCACGTCTGGCTAATCCGCAAGTCCGAAGACGGATCCGCTGTACACATCGCCAAGAACCGCGACGGCGAACGAGACAGATCATTCCCAGTCACCATGCGCGGAGACATCTCCCGCTTCGAGCTCCGCTAACCCCATGACAAAACCCTACTCCATCGACCCCAACATCGGCTGCCCATCCTGCAACAAAGAATGGCAAGACCACCCAGGCATCCGCCACACCTGCCGACTCGCTACCGATCTCGCCGAATCCCTCCGATGGGCCATCGACCACATCAATCCCCCCGAATACTCCCGCGATATCGGCGAACAAGAAATCTACTTCCACTCCCTCGAAGAGGCCCGACGCCTCGTAGTCGAAGCATCCAACTGGAGAGCCAAATAATGAAACCCCAACGCACAGCCAAACCCGAAACAGAACACTCCATCTCCGTCAAACTCGCAACCCGCTTCAAGGTTCGACAACAGACAGCCGTCCAATGGTTCCGCGCCGGTTGCCCAGTCAACTACGAGGAAGCCGTCGAATGGAAGCTACAGCGTCAAGCGGACGGAACACTGACCAAGGAGGGTAAACGCCCTACTCGGTTTGAAAATGCCCTAGAACAGGCCAAAGAATGCGAAGACGACGTCAACTGGGACGGCATGTCTACCAACTTCCGAGCCCTGTGCGACATCGTCGCAGACTTCTACCTCATGGGCATGACCCACCGCACCATCCAAGCCCGCATCGGCGTTAAACCACCACTCATCGCTCGCATCATCGCCAACCACCCCGACACCAAGGACAAAGAATCCCAAGTCGCTGCTAACTCTTGGCGCGACGTCAGACGCCTCGCAGTCGATGCCATCCGTGACAAGCTCAACGACCCAGACCAAGTAGACAAGATGAAGGCAGCCGAGCTCAACTTCATAGCCGGTACCGCCCAAGACAAGGTCCGCGACTCCGAAGGCGGATCTCAACTCACGATCAACATCGAACACAAAATCAACGGCCTTTCCTACGAAGAACTCATCAACTCCATCCCCAAGAAGCTCGACGACGTGGACGGGGAATACACCATCGATACCCCCGAGGGAACCAGTAACGAGGAGCGGGACCCTTCGGCAAACTCTCGTCCTGCACTACCTCCCAGTCTCAATAAGGCCCCTAAAAAGGGCGATATTACTGAGGTGAATTCGTAAGTGATTGCAACACAACAACCGAGAACTATGTATAATGGGTGTTATGAGAAGTTATGGGTCAAAGAGGGGGGGAGGGGGGTCGATTCCCAGCCCCACGATTTTCACCCCCACTCGTCCAGCCCCCGAAAAATTTTATGAAAAACACGAACCAAAAGCAAGAGAGTAAACCCGAAACGAAACAGATGGAGTGGC